ACCGCGGTCGTGCTCTGCAGCACGTCGGCATTGAGCCCCTGGCTGGCCTTGGTGATGCCGGTGCGGCCTTCCTTGATGGTGGCGAGCGCCTCGAGCAGCGGCAGCGCCGACGGCCCGACAAACGGCTTGGTGAGCTCGCGCACGGCGTTCGGTTTCCGCTCGCGGATCACCGCGCCCATTTCGGTGTTCAGCACATCATCGACCGGCACCTGGCCGTCCTCGATGACGGTGCGTGGATGGATGCTTTCGGACAGCGAGTCGAGGATGCTGCGGAACACCCGCGTCATCGCCCGCTGAATATCGCCGACGCGGTCGGCAAAACTCTCGCCGATCGCCCGGTGCGGCACCATGAATGGGCACAGCCTGGCGAGCTGCACGCGCGAGGCCGGCGTGTGCGCCAGCACCAAAAATCCATAGTCGCCGATGGCGTGAACCTCGTGCAGCTCAGCGATGCCGTCGCCGTCGATATCAAACCGCATCCAGCAATGCAGATACCGCACGCGCCGCATGGCGGGGTCGTTCGACTGACCGCGTGGCACGATCGCCGCCAGGCGGTCGCGTCGGCGCGTCACGCGGTTGGTCTGCTGCTGCAGCTGTGTGACCCGGCTCTCGACCAGCTCGCGTGGAAAGCCCAGCGCGATGAGATCCGACACGGTGACGATGCGCCAGTGACCGATGAACCGCAGGCACGGATCATTCGGCCCGCTCGCATCGCTGTCGATCAGCACTTGCTCGCTCGGCACCGCCATCAGCCGCGGCCGGTTGCGTGGGCTCTTCCGGGTGATCTGCGCGTCGTAGACCAGCAGCGGCTGATCCGGCCGCAGCTGGATCACCTGTGCCTCGGGCGACGACATGATGCCGGACTGCTCCGACGGCGTGGCCTTGCGACGCACCACGCGCATGGCCTGCACACCCGGCTCGGAGATCAGCGATTGCATCTGGTTGTCGAGCAGCCCGAAATACGATTCGGCTTTGACGTGGACGGAGTAATCCCACCACCATTTTATCCAGCCGACCTTGAGCTGGAATGCGTCGGTGATGGCGTCATGCAGCGCGCGCCAGCCGTCGTTCTCGGTGAAGCAGACATGCTGCACGTAGTCCTGCGCCTGCTGCGCCTGCTCGTCGTCGCCGTCGGCGCGCGGCAAAAATTCGACCGGGTGCTCGGCGCCGGCGAACACCCGCATCATCGTCGGCATCACCGCGGTGATCGAATCGCGCACCTCGGTGAGCACGATCGCCGAACGGCCGGGCTCCTCATCACCCATCGGCTCGCCGTTGTAGAGGCGGAACGCGGCGGCGCGCGCGATCTGCAAGCGGTCGTCGTAGACCTTGGCCTCGCGAAACACCTGATTGAGCAGCGCGGCGATCTGGTTGTCATCGAGGCGCGGCCGCACGTCGATGATAACCTGCTCGTGGTCGTCCTGATCCTGGCCCGGCCCCAGCGGCAGCAGCAGCGCCGGGTCGCGCTGGCCGAGCCGCCAGGCGCGCAGGCGGTCTGCCGGCAGCGGCATCGAGGACACCGCGGTGATCGGGTCGGGCGGAAATTGAGCGGGCGCGTCTGACATGCCGCATATAGCCCGATCACTTTGGTTGCCTCGTCAATCCTAGTGTCGCGTTTTTGTGTCACTAGAATGTGGCCCGCCAGCCTCGCGCACACCCGCCAATTTCCGCTTGAGCTCCTCGGCGAAGGCGTGTGAGCTGCTCGAGATAGGCCCGATCCGCCATCAGACGAGGCCCCACCAGCGCGATTGGCACGCGACGCAAAACCGCGCGCAAAAACCCTGGTTCGTCCACATGATCATCGGCACGTCGTCCTCATCGATGTTTGCCTCGCAATAGCTGCATGTCCGGGTGATCGGCTCGCTCGGGCCGCCCCAGCTCACCGCCAGCCAGTCGAAGCCCTCCCGCGGCGCCAACCGCGGGCCTTGGTTGAGACGTGCTGTCATGCGCCCCGCCATGTCGTCGCTCATGTTGCCCTCGCTCCTCTCGCGAAAATTTCGCCATCGCGGCCCGCCAGCCTCGATCGTAATCGCTCTTCGCGCTGTCGCTCTCGCGGTACGGGCAACGGGGAGGCGCGCCGACCCCCGTGGCCAGCGCGGCCCAGTGCAATGCCGCGTGGTGCCAGCCCAGGTCGTAGGCGGTCGGCGGATCCTGCGCACGTTTCGGCCCCTTGCCCTTGCCCTTCTGGGCGCGCCGCTGGCAGGCCGCGTGCGTCATGGCGCAACCTCGGCCGGCATCAGGCGCAACGCGCGGGCATAGGCATCGCCGAGGTCTTGCTGGTCCTTGGGGGAGCGGCACAGCTCATACAGCGCCGTCAGCCCGCGGAGCATCGCCGTGTTGACCTCCGCACGCTCCGCCAGGCGCCCCTCGCGCCACCAGGTGACCTCGGTGGGCTCGCCCATTTCAATCAGCCGACCTGGGTGTCCCTCACCGGCGCTGACGACGTTGAACTTGTGCGCGATGTAGAGCGCCACCACGCCGGGGTTGCGCGGGTTATGATCGCCCGGCGGCGGCACGATGTCGTCCGGCAGATCGTGGTTCTGCCGGTGCATCCGCGGGATCGCCAGGAACGGGCAGACCCGCACCGCGTATTCGGCGCACTCGCGATGCGACGGCGGCTCCGACGTGACCCGGTTGATGACGCACATCGGTCCGACGACGAAGGCGAGATAACGCCCCAGCCGCTCGCCGCAGATCCAGCACCGCTGCCCGGCCACGGCACGGCTAAACTTGCCCTCGCCCACGACCCGGAAATCCGGTCGGCTGCCATACCATTTGACAAACCACGGCACCGGGTAGCCGCGCACATCGCGCGGTAACCGCAACAGCGCCGACGGCGTGTGGTCCGCATCGACGACCGGGTTAAGTTGCACCATGCAGCTCTAGCTCCTTGCTTGTGATGTCAGACCTGGCCCTTGATCGCCCGCCTGATCGGCTTGCCCCATCGCATACTTTGAAACGCCAGTGCCATCGCAGCACTCGGCGCGAACGTCAGACACAACGCGTCGGCCCTGTCCGGGGACAACAGACCACGCGAGCGCATCTGGGCTTTTGATTCGACGATCAGCCGACCGTCGGAGGTGAAATCGTAGCGCGGCGCGCACAGGTCATCGCGCAGCCGCTCATCCCATGGCAGCGCGACCTGGCGCGTCGTCAGCCAGTCGGCCGCGGCTTGCCACAGCTCGTCGCGCTGCCGGCGGAACCGGGATTCGACGCTGGGCGTTTCCGCGACGTTCACGCCGATCACCGGGATGTCCAGCTCGCGCAGCCGGTCCTCGACGCCGGCGCCGATGCCGATGCTGTCGACCACCACAATTTTTGGCCGCACGTTGGCTGGGACGCGGTTCCATTCGTTCACGATCTGGCCGGTCAACTGCATCGTGTCGAGGCCGCGCCACTCGCGCGGCAGCTCGGGCACCATCTTGTCGCGTCGCTTCACCAGCACCGAGGCATCGCTGCCGAACCGCGCCGCGTCGACGCCCCAGATCTCCGCCGCGGCGGGATCGAACGCAAGCACGCGCTCCATCGCCTGCTCGACCATTTCCGCGCCGATCAGCGTGTCGCCCTGCGAGCTCGGAAATTCGCCCAGCACGCGCACCCTGTAGGCGTTGCTTTCGCGCCCATAGCGCTGGGCGACCTCCTCGGTGAACTCTCGATCGACACGCGGGCTGTCGAGCGACGACACGCGCTCGGTGTACCAGCGGTCGGCCTCGGAATGATGCGTGCGAAAGAAAAAACCCGTCGACCGCGTCGGGTTGCCGGTCAGCACGGTGATCGCACCAGGCGTGCTCATGCTGCCGGTCGCCGCCTCAAAGACCGCCTCCGGCACGCCGGAGGCCTCGTCGACGATCAGCAGCACCCAGGCTGAGTGGACGCCTTGCAAGGCCTCGGGGCTCTCTGCTCGCGAGGTGCGCGCCGAGATGAAACTCTCGTCCGGCCTGGCGCGCAGCGTCACGCGGTCGGATGTGGGATCGAGCAGCGCCTGCCAGGCGGCCGGCAATTTAGAAATCCAGCCGCGCAGCTCAGCCCACAGCGCGTCAAACAGCTGCGGCGCGCTCGGCGCCGTCACCACGGCTTTTTGCGGAAACCTGGTGAGGATGTGCCAGAGCAAGACCCACGACAGGAACGTCGTCTTGCCCACGCCGTGGCCGCTGCGAATCGAGATCCGCCGGTGTCCCTTTTGCAGCGCCCCCAGCGCGCGGCGCTGCCACGGATCCGGCTCGGCGCCGAGCACCTCGCGGACGAACTCGGTCGGCCGGCGCTGGAACCGCTGGATCGCATAGGCGAACGGGTTCTTGACCTGGCCGAGCTGCTCGGTGGTGAGGACGGCATCGCTCACGCGGCGTCGTCCGGCGGCGGCTGCAGCAACTCCGGCATCCGCCGCGGTCGCCGGCGTCCCTCGGCCATGGCCAGCAGAT